GCAGCATCTGGTCTATCTGAAGCAGAAATTAACTCAATACTAAATATTTAAGATTGATTCTATTTCTTCTGTTGTTAATCCTGAAGCCTGACCTAATTTAGTTATTGCGTCAATACGCGCTTGTTTCTTGGCTTCGGCTTCGGCTTTTAGTAGTGATTGTTCGGCTTGGTCTTTAGCACGTTGTTCTAAAAACGCTTCTTTATCAGCACCATTTAATTCTATTTTGTTGTCATCTATTTGTATGTAAATCTTTTCAGTTGCCATTATTTATTCACTCCATATACTGACACGTTTCCTGTAAGATTTCCACTTTCACCTATAATAGTAAAACCTGTAAAAGATGTAGTTCCATCCCAAAGACCAGCCCAAGCCCCACCAAAAGCCGTTGAAGCATTTGCTGCGCTTGTAGTTCCACTTGCAGTTGTTTTTTGTGCAATAAATGGATTAAAAATTGTTAAATCTATATGACTTGCAGCAGTTGTGCCTGTTTGAAACAAATTCCATTGGGTAGCGTTATTAGCATTTACGGGAACACTTGCGCTGCTACTAGCAAAATAGTTTGCCATATAATAATAAACACCTGAAGTATTATCTGCACCCGAAACTCTTAGTCTAAAAAATGCATTTGATGTTACTGATGATGCGTTTAATCTAATTAACACTTTGTAATTATCATAAGTTGTACTAAAAACATCATTTATAGATTGACTGGCTACTGCACTAAAACTAGTTGTATTTATTAAAGTTAGGCCTTGATTAGTAGCAGCAGCAGGATATACATCAGCGAATGCTGCACCTGTGTAAACCTGTAATTTATCGACATCAGTTAAATAGGTAAGCATTCCCTCTTCGAAGTTAGCTGTACCGATAGCAGATGATCGTGCAGCAGTACCACCGAATACCATTACTGCTTGATCTTGCAAATAATTCTGCACATTCGATGCACTTAAAACTTCACCAGCTGTAAATACTCTGTAGCCTGAGCCCATTTAGAAACTCAACCTTCCATCGTCTAGTAGTCCGAATACTGTGTCATCTAGAACTAAACTCGCATAGTCTAATGTCTCGAAGCCGTATGTAATTCTGTGAGACATAGGTACTATCTCATGATCTATTCTAATGATAGTTGCGTACTTGTCTATCTGCGTGCCAGTTTGATTAGGTGTGAACTTAATCTGTGCTATGTCACCTATCTCCAGTGATAGCACTGCTGTCTGATTAGCAGACGATAAATCCTCTAAGGCTACAGTCAAAGACTCGAACCGATACTCAGGCTCTGAGTACTTACCTAGCAGATAATCAGCTAAATCCTGAGCATCAGCATCAGTATTCATCAAAAGCCCCGATTGGACTAACGCTACGACCCCATACGAGTTCTGACTATCAGAATCTGAGGCTGTGGCTGTACCACCACTAGCACGCTCAATCTGAATAAAGTTGTATAAAAGTTCCGACCCATAAACGACCTGCACATCCACAAATGGGACACCTGTACCATCATCTGTGAAAGCGACTAGCCCTGTAGAAACTGGGGCATCAGTCCTATCCTTAAAGACGATAGACCCATCAGCACCCATAAATAATGCACCAGGCTCAGAGAAATTAACCAACTGGAGATAGTCCAGAGCATTAGTACCATCACTAACCACATCAGCCTGTAATGTCATCCCACCTGTCTCTAAATCTCTTAGCGATGCAGGCCAGTTAATCTCTGACCTGTCCAAAACTGCAGCAATACGAGCACCAGTTAGCTGAGATGTAGCTGTGTGTGCTGTCAGTACCTGCTGTGCAAAATATGTGAAACCATCCGAGATAACTGCACCAGCTGTCGAGTAACCTGATACGTCATATGTGAGATTCCAGTCATCTATTGACCCATAAAATACAGCTGAACCACTGGTCGTGATTCTTACTGTACGTCTAGGGATAATCTGACCAAAATAAGGACTGGAAGCGTTTAGAGGATCGAATGCTCTGTCTTGGTTAATAAAAGTGACTGCAGCATTTCCAGCTGTGAACTTATCTAACTGTCTAGATTTACCACGATTGATATTGACACTCAGTACATCATCTGAGACATCATAAAATAATGTTCCACCTAATGTGTAGGTCGTATTATCTAGCACTCCCTGGACAGGATCATCTAATATAAAGAACGGCCCACCTAAAGCTGATAAGTCGAATCCGATTTCTACTTTAGTACTGGGTGCTGGCATTAGGCACTCGCAAAGACTGGGCCTGAGGTTTTCTCAAATTTCTTAATGGCATCCACAATAACTCTGCCTACAGATGCACCATCAGTTCCCATACCAGCATTAACTGTGATGTTGTAAGTGTTACCTAATGCTCCACCTGCTTTATTAAGAGGAATAATTGCTTCTGGGCCTGCCTCACCGACCATACCCATCATTGGTTGAGTAACAATCCCACCTTTTGCAAACTTAGTGATTCCAAATGCCTGTGCTAATGCTGTGTAAGATCTAGCAGCAGCATCAGACCTGCCACCCATCTGTGATGCAATCTTGGAAACTGCGCTAGTAGTTAATCTTGATGTGTCAATTTTTGGTTTAGCTGTAGGTGTTACACCTTTATCTGATTTAGGTTTTACTACCTCTGCTGATGGTGCACCATTTCCACCTGTTGTATTAACTAACGCATCATATGCTGCACGTGCTGCAGATAATTGAGAGAGGATTCCATTAACTAATGCCTGCGCACTATCGACACCAGCCTGATAGAAATTCTGTGCTCCCTGTATTCCAACCTCATCAGCTACAGCAGCGACAGATGCAACTAGCTCATTTATCTGCTGTACGACTGTGCTACCACCCAGGATGATTTGATCTGCGATTAACGTGCCTGACTCGAACCCTGCGTCTAATACCTGTCTAATACCACGCTCAGATAGTCCTAATTGGATGAGCTGTTTAACTTTGTCTGCAAATGTTTTGGCAGCATTAGCCTGACTGACCAGACCCTGTACGAAGTTACCTGACTCCAATGCACCACCGAAGTCGATTACATCAGTAACTGACCCAGATATGGTATCTTTCAAATCATCAAATTTATTCTTTACAGAATCCAGCTGTGACTCAGCACTTTGTAATGATTTCTCTAAGTCATCGACAATAGCCTTAGCAGCATCCTGCGCTGCTTTCTTCTGCGCTTTCATAGCCTCAGTAACCTTGTCAGCTGAGTCTGCAGTCTTATCGTATTCATTAGTCAAATCATCTAGGGCAGGTGTTAGAGATCCGATAGCGTCAGTAACTGCACCCACAGCATCTATATTGTAATTAAGTTCTGACCTAGTTTTACGATTAGCAGCACCGAACTTATCTATGGCAGCATTAGCAGAATCAAATGGTTTAGTGAAATCGACCTCAGCTAAAGCCTGTGCATCTTTCTTAAATGTTTTAATCGCTGGCAATAGATATCTGTTATATGTACGTACGAACTCATTAACTAACCTGGTGAGAGCATCAGCGACTACGTTAAATGTGTAGACGAAGATTTGACCGATACCTGCAGCGATGTTAAATACAGTCAGTTTCAGATACTCGAATCGCATAATGGCTAGGGCTATCAGTGCAATAGCAGCACCTATACCTAACACGATATATGTGAATGGGTTAAGTGCTAGAGCAATATTTAGTGCGATAACTGCTGCTGTGGTTCCTGCTATGACTGCTGTCAGTGTTACGAATACATCTGAGTTGTCAGCTATAAAGTTAAAGATTTTCTCCACGATAGGTGCTAGACGCTCGAATGCTGGTAATAACTGCTGACCAAGAGCCTCTTTCATTTCACCGAATCTGATTTTCATCTTCTCTGATGCTGTGGCTGTAGCCTCAGCTGTACCACCGACCTGAGTCTCAATGGCTTTTAATAGCACATCCTGAGCCTCTAATAATTTCCCTGACTCGACTAGAGCCTTAATCTTTTCCTTTTCAGCATTTGTAAATGTCACACCAGATCTAGCGAGTGCAGTGATACCTTTAATCGGGTCCTGTAACGCTTTACCTAATTGTGTCGCTGACTGCTCAGCCTCACCGAATCCTGCTGCTGCTAAGTCAAATGCTGCACGTGTGGCTCTATCGAACGCACCATTAGTTTGATCTATAGTTTTTGTAAGATTTTTGAATGTTGCTAATTTTGCCTGCACTAACTTAATAGACTCATCTTCTTTACCTATCTGAGTCGATAGGGCATCTGCGTAATCTAAGACTCGATTGGTCGCATTAGCGTAACCCATTTGTTTCAGAACGTTAGCGAGTCGTCTATTAGCGACCTGGGCTTCCTCAGCCGCTTTAATTGTAGAAAATGCACCAGCTGTTATCGCTGCAAATGTTGCTGCTGCTGGAACAGCTAGAGATTTTATACCAGCCTTGAATTTATTAAATCCACCCTCAGCACGTCTAATATCAGACATCGCTTTATTAAGTCCAACAGGGTTCCACTGGGACAGAATCGGAATAATAATTGCCATAGTGAAACCTAGTCTAGACGAACTGAGCGATTAGGGATACTGTCAATTCTTCTGTAACTGGTAGCCTGAGGAGACTGAATTAATGCTTCCAGATTTTCATTAGTATGTCGTGAATATTTCTCAATCGATAAAAGCAACCCTGTAGTAATTTCAGGGATATATTCCTCAGCCACAGGCCAAATAAACCTAGATGGTCGATGACCGAACTTAAAATTAAGAAACTCTATAAGTGCAGCACCTGACGCTGATCTACCAGATGGATTCTTTCTACCAGCCATATCTGCTATCTCTATCGCAGCAGATGTAGTACGCACAGATGCGAGTGTGGATATTCCTTTACGCTTACGTGCAGATATACGAGCATTAACTCTAATGCTTCTAAGTGATGGCCCTAATCTCCCACGACTAAATCCTGAGGGCAGTTTGTCTATAACTTCACCTCTGATGTGGCCTTTAATAGCCTCAGTCATAGGTCTTACAGTGCTTATCATGTCTTTACGTGCCTGTTTATATAAATCAGGTTCCATAGTGCGCAGTTCAGCTAACACTTCCTGCACTCCAGCTATTACGGGTGCTTCAATCTTTATTCCCATAATTACCTCTGCTTCTTATTAGACTCAGACGCACGCCATCGCAGATACATGGACATCGTATAAAGCATACGATCAGTTTCTTGTAATAACAATGATGGTGCGATACCTGTTTCTACAGCCAGGTATGCAATCATCCAGTGCTCGCTCGAGTCACCGAGCGGCTTTATTTTGGGTCGATCTCGCTAGCTGTTACACCCTCGATATCGTCTAGCCAGTTATCAAAATCTTTCTTAGTAGAACCAGTACGAGATTCTGAGTGCCATGCTAGCCAAAATAAATCAGTCAGTCGCATTTCTTTCTCAAGAGCCACAACTGACCGATTATATTTGTCCTCAAAAGCAACTAGGTCTTTAGCAGAGCAGGTAATCTCTTTAGGATCACCATTTATATATTCAACGCGCAGATTGATTCTCATATTTAGACTGTTCCCCTTGTTACAGTGCCAGTTACAGGCCATGTCACAGAAAATGTTGCTAAATCCCCAACGGATGATGCGAATGGTGAGTATTGGGTAACTAAGCATTCTGCTGTGTATTTTGGGTTAGTAGTTGTAACTGCTGTGCCTGCTGGAATTATCACTACGGTAGCGATAGAACCTACAAGGCCGTTTAATGTTGCGTCTACTGAACCTGCTGCAAAATCTTGCATGAAGTTAAGTGTGACTGATGCTGACTTTAATCCACCTACACGTGTACGGAATGTTCCACCGAACGCTGTGGTTTCTAAGTCGTCAGCCTCAATTGTTAGTTCTGCGCTGTTAAG